TATCTTATGAGGTGAATATACCGTTCTTATTGGGATGGTCTTACATATACCGAATGTGTCGGTGATGTATGTACCGAAGAATCCTCTTATTGACAATGACTACATACTATAGTATGATAATGATGTAACCTACTCAAATTATGGCTAAAGGATTTACTGTAAAAGCAAAGACTCCGACTAAGGGAGGAAAGAAAAAAGAAATAGAATACGACTACGAAAAAGCAAAAGAACTTATAAAAGGAAAGGCAGTTGTACTGTGCCTACCTGGTCGTGGTTGTTCATATGCATTCATGAAGAACTTTGTTCAATTATGTTTTGATCTAGTACAAATGGGTGTGAGTATTCAGATCTCTCAAGATTACTCATCAATGGTTAACTTTGCACGTTGTAAGGTATTAGGTGCAAATGTTCTCCGTGGTCCTAACCAAATCCCATGGGACGGTAAACTCAAGTATGATTATCAACTGTGGATTGATAGTGATATTATCTTTAACTCTGCACAATTTCTGCAGTTAGTTCTTATGCAGAAGGATATTGCTGCTGGTTGGTACATGACCGAAGATGGACGCACAACTTCTGTTGCTCACTGGTTGGAAGAAAATGACTTCCGTACCAATGGAGGTGTCATGAATCATGAAACTGGTGAAAGTATGCAAAAGCGCCGTAAGCCCTTCACGGTGGATTACACAGGATTTGGGTGGGTACTCATCAAAAATGGAGTTTTTGAACACGAAGAAATGAAATATCCTTGGTTTGCTCCTAAAATGCAAGAATTTGAGTCTGGAGAGGTACAAGATATGTGCGGAGAAGATGTTTCTTTCTGTTTAGATGCGATAGCAGCAGGTTTTGAGATCTGGTGTGACCCAAATATACGTGTTGGACATGAAAAAACAAGAGTTATCTGATAGATATAACATTTCAATCAAGGGTGTAGTGGCATGGAAAGACCTTTCAGAGGACGAAATGTTCGATACTCTAGAAGATCTTGCCCATCAATACTACGAAAAGGGGCATCCTAACGCAAAAGACATTAATGTAGAGGTAATTAAGTGAAAACTATTGAACGTAGACCAAAAAAATCAAGACAAGGGGCAGGTAGACACACAAAATATGCTGCAACTTCCCGAAATAAGAAGAAAAAACGTCCTAGAGGTCAAGGATGAACCTAATTTGCAATCTTCCTGCTGAAAAAGTTTGGGTACGTAAGGAATATTTGCGAGATCATAAGGACGGACATGGTGAATTTGTAGAGGGTGTCTGGGTTTCGGCAAAATCGATACCTGGACGCGCTTTTTACTTTGAGACATACCTACCAGAATACGGTGCAATGTTCGATAAACTGCCTATTAGTGCATTTGTAAGAGCACCAAAGGCACCAGATCCTGATATGACACTCGAAAATCTCCAATTTTGGAACTGTATGGACTATGGAGTCGTGGCAATCAACAAAGGTTTCGTCTCTTCAATGGATTGTGAGGTATATACAAGAGATCATGGGTTCATAAAAGGTCAATATTTGTTTACATTAGACAATTACCATGCAAATCCAGACGTAGTAGACAATAATGTAAGTGAAGTTCCACAAGAACACAAGTCTCATAACTGTATAGCACTCGAAAATGGGCAGTTTGCACTGTATCCTAACAATCGGATGCGTTTATATGACCTTTCTATCACTCCTGAGATGCCAAAGAAACCTGATTTTAAGGTTTCTACTATAGAATATCAAGTTGAGGCAGGAACAGACTGGGGAAGACTGGGAGATACTGATGAATATTTCTGGGAAACACCAAAAGAGAGGTCAGTTACCGAGTGGATTGACGAAAAAAGTGGAGAAATTGAGTAATTGTAAAAAAAGTTGTCGTTAATACGTATAAATAAATTTAAAGCCTCCATAATATGCCTATTTCTAATAGGATTACCTCAAAATCGTTCAAAGATATCAGTTTTTCATTCACTCCTCACCCAGTAACGAATGATTTGCTTGTTGTTAAGAATGAAGATGCAATAAAGACATCAATTAAGAATTGTGTTTTTACACTTCCTGGTGAAAAATTTTTTAATGCGCAATTTGGGTCGCCAATAAGAGATACTCTGTTTAATTTAATTGATGATGCAACTGCATCTGTAGTCGCTGATACAATTAAGAATACAATTCAGTTATATGAGACTAGAGTTAGTAATGTTAGTGTAGAAGTTGATTCTAGACCTGACCTAAATGCATTTGGAGTAACAATATTTTATGATATTATTGGGGATTTATCCTCAGCTCAAGCAATTTCCTTCATCCTAGAGGCGACAAGATAATGCCATCTAACAAGTTTACAAATTTAGACTATGAGGATATCAAATCCTCCATTAAAGATTATCTAAGAGCAAATACCGACTTTACTGGTTTTGACTATGAAGGGTCAAACATGTCGGTTCTTATCGATACATTAGCATATAATACGTATCAGACTGCATTTAACACTAATATGGTTGTTAATGAGTCTTTTATTGATTCTGCAACTCTTAGAGAGAACGTTGTTTCACTTGCTAGAAATATTGGTTATGTTCCTAGATCAAGAACTGCTGCAAAAGGTACAGTAAGTCTTACTGTTAGCGATCCAAGTAGTGTTATCAATGGAAATACACTGACTTTAAGAAAAGGTCTAGTTTGTACTGGTGATTCTTCTGGAACAACATATGCTTTTGCTATTCCAGAGGATAGAACAGTGGCAGTTGTAAATGGAGTTGCTGATTTTGGACAGTTTGAGGTATATGAAGGAACATTATTATCAAAAGCATTTACAGTTAGTGGTCATAGTGAGCAAAAGTTTATTTTAGATAATCCATTTATTGATACATCAACTATTAGAAGTGTTATTTTTAGACCTGGAGAGATTGGAGATGGTAGAAGATATAGATTAGTTGATAATATCGTTAAAATTACTAAAGACTCTGAAGTTTTCTTACTTCAGGAGATTGAAGATGAAAAATATGAAATTCTTTTTGGTGATGGATTCTTTGGTAAGAAATTAGATCCAAATACAGATATTAGAATTGATTATATTGTAACTGAAGGTAGAGAAGGAAACGGTGCTCGTAATTTCTCATTTGGTGGAGATTTTTATGATGGTTTGAATGTTAGTGTAAATCAAAGCAATCTAACTATCACTCTAACTACCGTTAATCCCGCCCAGAATGGCGATGAGATCGAATCTATTAACTCAGTTAAGTATTATGCTCCTAGGTTATATTCATCACAGTACAGGGCGGTTTCTGCAACTGATTATGAAGCGATAATTCAACAAATTTATCCTGATACAGAGAGTGTTTCCGTAGTTGGTGGTGAAGAATTAGACCCACCACAATTTGGAAACGTTATTATTAGTATTAAACCAAGAAATGCTAATTTTATCTCTGACTTTACTAAACAGCAAATTACAACTGAGTTAAAGAAATTTGCTCTTGCAGGAATTAACCAACAGTTAGTTGATCTACAAATATTAACCGTTGAATACGATTGTTTTGTATATTACAACAGTAATATATTCAATGACGTATCTACTCTTCAAACAAGAGTCAGTAATTCTGTTCAAAAGTATGCTAATTCCTTAGATCTCAATAAATTTGGTGGAAGATTCAAGTATAGTAAGTTTGTTAATATTGTCGATGATTCTGATAGATCGATTACGTCAAATATCACAAGAATTCAAATGAGAAGAGACCTTCGTGCAGAAATTAACGTTACGAGTCAATATGAATTATGTTATGGTAACCAATTCCACGTTAATTTAGAAGGTAGGAACATTAAATCCACTGCTTTTACTATCAGAGGAGAAAGTGCACCTGTTTACTTTAGTGATGAACCAGATGGTAGCACAACTACAGGAAGACTAACTATTGTTAGCGTAGATAGTAATGGTGAAGTTGTTACTATAGACGGTAATGCAGGTACAGTTGATTATATGCATGGAGAAGTTCTTATTAATTCAATTTTCATCACTGGAACTGCTTTAAGTCAAAATGTTATTGAAATACAAGCAACTCCAGAGTCTAATGATGTCATAGGATTAAAAGATTTGTATCTTAGTTTTGATGTATCAAAGAGTACAATAAATACTGTTAAGGACGTAATCGCTTCAGGTGAAGATATTTCAGGAGTTGTATTTACCAGAGATTACTATACATCAAGTTACTCTAATGGAGATTTAGAGAGGAAATAATTTATGTCACAAATTGACAAAAGAATACAAGTTAACACGATTATTGAAAGTCAGTTACCTGAGTTTGTCCAGTCAGAAAGTCCACTTTTTGTGGATTTTATGAAACAATATTATATCTCCCAAGAGTATCAGGGTGGATCAATCAATATTGCCGAGAATCTTGATAGATATACTAAATTACAAACATATGTTGGCGCTGCACTTACAGAATATACTGGACTATCAACAAATACGGAATCATTTTCAGATACAATCTTTGTAGATTCAACAAAAGGGTATCCAAGTAAGTATGGATTGCTTAAAATAGATGATGAGATCATTACATACACAGGCATTGGAACAACGTCCTTTACAGGGTGTGTAAGAGGGTTCAGTGGTGTTGATGC